TCCAGTGTATGACACACTAGTTCTTGCAGACGCTTGCAAGTTTGATTAAAACGCCATTCTTGAATTAGTGCGGTACCTACACGGCCGTCATTATAAGTTTGTGTCCCATCATCAGATCCAGTAGGCAAGTAACTGCTGGGAATACCTAGTCCACGACTAAGTTTGTTGGTAAAGAATTTTAGATCGTCAATTTCGCCCAGTTGACTACCACCTTGCATAACATCAACACTGGACCCGCGCCCGTCGGCTGTAACAGGGAAAAAGTAGTCTTCCAGCGTTGACATGGGATTATAAGTAGCATCCATTACAGTAGCACCACCACCAGTTTGTGTAGGGATACGTCGCTGATGGATTTCATTTTTAACACGCTCAACATAGGCCATGGCCATGTGACTAGGCATGTCGCCTACGTCAATCTTAAATACCCTGCGCTCGGGCGCTCGCTGTATACGATAAATTAAGATGGCATCTTCGAGCAGTTCTTTTTGTTTGAATACTTTGAATACTTTTTCCAATATGCTGTTACCAAAAGGCCAGTTAACATCTAGCCCTTCAGTTAAGCTGATATGCACTACATGTTCTGCAGCAATAGCATTTTCATTTGCTGCTACACTGAATCTATTGCCTCCGCTGTAGGGCACACGCGGTTGAACATAAGCACCACTAGGTCCACCTACCTGCGGGTGGTTGGCAAACGTGTCACTGGTACTGATAGCAGTCATTGTGAGATTTTGAAAATTAGGAGCAATTTCACTCAGTATGTATTGTTCAGGCTCTTTGCCTTTGTTTTCATTTACAATAACTTTAACTACTTTGCTCATCTCAACCCAGTACAGTTGAAAAGTTTCTGGATCGCGAATAAAAATTTGGTCGCCGTATTTGAGCACATTTCTAAACAGTTTGAACAAGCGTCGATCAAATTGATTTATTGCTACCCATTGTTTTAGCTGTTCTTTGATAATGCTAATTTCAGTGTCGGTAGGACGCTCTTTGAATCTAATGTCAAATGCAGTGCCGTTTTCTATATTGGTTTGTGTACAAAAATCACTGATGATTTCCAATGCAGCAGAAATTTCACTGTCCATGTCCATCTGCTCGTACTGATTATACCGCTCGCTACGATTTGGATGACCAATGTAAACTTCAGGTAGAGTAGTTTGGTAATTTCTGTATGTGGCTCGATTCTCCAACATAGACGCAGCTATTGACTGCAACTGCTGTTGCTCGTTTAAATTGGTAAATCGTTTTTTCAGTGCCATAATTTATTTACTGTTTTAGAAGCTGTTAGCCAACAATTTGTCCTGCGTGCTGTAGGAATCTTGCAATACTCGCAGTATACTGTCCATAGTGTCTGAGTCTTTTTGCATAGTACTGACTTGATTTTTGAAAAATGCTTCAAGTGAATTCATCATCTGTGCAATTGGATCCCCACTAGATCTATTAACCCCTTCATAATTAACACCAGTTGACTGAATATCAACTGGAATTGACCTGCCATTGGGCAATGGGACCACTGCTTCGGGGCCACGCTCACCAGCAATGCTTATCCCACTAGTAATACCGCCTAATGCTTTTTTTGGCTTGCCTGACATGTCTATGCCGGTGCTGTTTTCTGTTGGGTTGGTTCCCATAGAACCAACTTGCTGCTTGTACTGCGCCATGATATCGGGAGGATAGTTATTGCCCGAGTCCATAGACATTTTCATAACAGCCATTTGTCGGTCCGACAACAGTTGCCCAGGAATAACCGGCTCCCCGGCAATACGTATTTCAGACTTGGTTTCTCTAGTAGTGCTTGATGTATTTGCCTTGGCTTTTTCTGCAGCAATCGCTGTATCAAGAGTTTTCAACATCTCTTGATGAGATTGTTTACTCTGTTCGGTACTTGTCCTAGGCCCTTTTTCTTCAAGTCGTTTTCTTTGGCTTTCAAGAGCAGCTATTTTTTCCTGCCCTTGTAACTCTCTTTTTTCGTTTGGGTTAACCGCAACAGTAGTAGGAGACGGCTCAACTGGCTTCTCTTGTTTTTTTGCAGTTTGGTCTTGAAATACTGATTTTATCCCGTCAAAAATTGATCGCTTGTTCTCAGGTTCAACTGGCTTCTCTTGTTTTTTTACATTTTGCTCTTGAGTTGTTGTCTCTTGTTTTTTTGTATTTTGGTCTTGGGCTTTTGCTTCTTGTTTTTTTGTATTTTGGTCTTGAGCTGTTGTTTTTTCATTGGCCTTTTTATCATCGTCCGAGCCTGAGAACCAAGACTTCATGCGAGAAAACACTCCAGGACCCTCGGGTTTCTTTTCTTCTATTACTTCTCCGCCTAGGGCTTTTGTAACTTCACCAAGTGCTGCACCAAAATCTTTAACTGAGGTAGTTACTACCCCTAGCATACTAGCAAAACCCGGTAATGCTTTATCGGCTAGACCTTCAACTTGAGATTTAGCACGTTGAAACTCCTCCGTTGTTTTTGAAACTTCTTTTGTAAGTTTACCAGGATCTTTTTGTGCTTGCCTTGCTCTCTCTATTGCTGCATCAACTTCCTCTGGACTAGCATATTTTTGAGTCTGTTGGCGTAGTCCAGAACCAAACTCTGCTCCTGCAGTAACCCCTTCGCCGGTAGCCCCAAATACTTGGGCTGTACCCAAGGCTTCTCCTAATTGGGTAACTTGTTGTGCCCCTTGACCTACTCGAGCTGCTCCCCTGAGTGTTCTTTCCGTAGCAGCATTTAAATCCACACTCCTATCATTGAGATCACCATACTGCTGTTGCAAATAAGGCATAATTTCCTTGTTTTGCTGCATACCAATGTTCATGCCCATATCACGTATTGCAGTGCCGCCTGACGCAACAAATTCTAAATAGCCCTTCTTCATAACGTCAGGCATGCTTGCTAACTGCTGCTGTAGTTTTGCAACAGCTTCCGGACCGCCTTGCCGCATTACTTTTTCAAAAACACCGGCTTTAAGACTTTCGTTACGAGCTGCCTCCATTTTTTTTCTAGCGTCTTGCCCGGTTATGTCTGATATTAAACGTAGATTTTTAGCATAATCGGCCGTTAACTGCCCTATTTCTTGATCACTTTTGTATCCAAGCTGCCCTGTGGATTTTAGTTGAGCCATAACGTCAGCGGTAAGTCCGCCCATCTCTTCAAACGAGTAACCCAAATTGGTTATTTGCTCTCTAAGTCCAGACTCGCTCATGCTTTTTGAAATCGATGCAAAACGTTTGGCTGCACTGGTCATACCTAAGCCAGCTTGAGCAAATGTATCAGCATTGGTTTGCACTATTTTAGTAAATTCTGACAATCCCATAGCAGCACTTTGGGACAGTTTACGCATTTCCTCCATGCCGCCAGCAAAAGTTGCACCCACCGTAGACAAAGTATGATACGAGTTTACAGTTTTTTGCAACTCGTCCCCTAGCATTTGTAGACCTTTATTGATGCGGTCTGCTTGTTCAGCCGTTGCATTCGCTAGGTAAGCGGCAAATTTTGTTATATTGGCTGCAAATTTTGCAGGTGTATGGTCTAAGACATTGCCAAGAGCACCTGCAGCAGTACCAACCAGTTTTAATGATTCAGCGACTAACGAAACTGAAGTTTGTAATGTGCCAGTTGCAAAAGCAATTGCATTCTCACCTTTTAACAGATTGTCAGTAATTGACATAAATCCGTCAACAGCTTTACCAATGAGCGATGCGCCTTGACTCATGGTTTTGCTCACACCATCAAGTACAGAGCTCATTCTACCAAATCGGCTTGTTAATCCCTTGTGTGTTTCATCAGCAGCATCATGTTCGCTGCGAGCAGTCTCTAATCGACGTCGAGCAGCAGCAAGTCGTGCTTTGTCTTCGGCGGTCGCAGCAGCCCCTAGTTTTGTATTAGCTGCTTCCAGTTTTTCAACTGCTTCTCCTGCAGACTTAACTTCTCTTTCAAGTTGTTCAACACTGTCACTACTTTTCTTTAGTCCTTCTTCTAATTTACCCAGTGCTTTAGAACTGCCAAATATATGACCAACAAAAGTATCTTTTAATATTCTACTGCTGTAGCGCATGTCTTGGCTAAGATTGGCTTGAGCACCCCGTAATTTTGAGGTACTAGCTCCAAGATTGTCAAATCCCTTGTTAAGTCCTTCAAAGTCAACGCTTTCGCCCCCAGCGCCGCCACCGCTAGGAAAACTAGATCTTGACGTGTTAAAACGTTCTAGTCTTTCAAAAAATTCTCGTAAAACGTCATCAGCAGATTTATCAGACATGGGCAGTAAAGTACCTAAATATATTAATATTTATGGAACAAAAATATGACCACTCAAAACCCTTTACTCAAGTATGTTCGTCAGCCCGGACTGTACTGGTCCATGCCCAGCCACGGGCAATGGTGGCCTGAAGGCTCGTTAGACCCAGTAGAAGCTGGAGAGTTTCCAGTATTGCCCATGAACTCACGAGACGAAATACTGCTTAAAACTCCAGATGCTCTTATGAATGGCAGTGCCATTGTAGAGCTTTTCCATAGCTGCATTCCACACATCAAAGACGCATGGGCTATGCCCAGCATTGACGTTGACTCAGCTCTTATTGCTATTAGAATTGCATCCATGGGCGAGTACATGGCATTTACTACCACATGCCCGCACTGTACAGAAGAATCTGACTACGACATTGACTTACGCGGCGTCGTAGGTAAAATCACCTGCCCGCATTATATGCCGTTTGAATTTAAACAATTGACTTTTCAGCTTAGACCACAGTGCTATCGAGACATGAACTCCAATAGCCAAATGCGATTTGTTGAGCAGTCTGTGCAACGTGCACTCAATGATGCTGAACTGTCGCCCGAAGAACGCAATCAAATTATTTCTGAACAAGTGAAAAAAATTGAAGAACTCAATTATCAACTGTTAACTACATCAACTGAGTATATTGCAGTGCCCGACGGAACCCGTGTTACTGATCCCGAGCAAATTAAAGAATTCTATATGAATTCTGAATCATCAATCATAAAACGAGTTAAAAAAGAAATTGACTCTTATGCCGAAGTAGCTGGCATTAAACCAATGGACCTAAAATGTAACCACTGCGAAGCAGATTACCAAAGAGACTTGGTATTTAATTACTCAAATTTTTTCGAATAAGGCTTTTACAATTAACACCCGATGAAATTGAGGAATTCCTCAAAAGCATGGATCGGGAAGTAAAAGCCTTGAAAGAAGACTGCATCAGAATTGCTTGGTATATGCGCGGAGGTATTCCCTATGACCAAGCACTGGAGTTAGGTTACGACGAACGTATAATCGTATCTAAAATAATCAAAGAAAATGCTGAAGCCAGCAAGAAAAGTGGACAGATGATTTACTAGTCGTAGTAAGTCATTTGTGTAAACGATTAAACAGTTATAATCATATATTATTGGGCTAACGCCCAATAGCCTCATGTGTTTTTCATTCACTTCGCCTTCGGCTCAGTTTCTTTCAAAACACATATCGTCTGTCGTTCCACTCTCATTAAAGTTGTTTAGTCTACATATCTTATTATTTGTAGCTCGATTTCAATAGATTCAGTCATAGTTTGCCCGTCCGCCGGACAAACCTGATCTACGCTCTTGTTGTTT